GATTGTACGTGTGTCAGATTGTAACAGTCACTTATGCCTAGGTCATGCAGTGTATTAAGTCGGTCGATTTCGATAAGAAGTACCCCTTGTTCCATACCAAGCTTGTCAGCCAGTGTTGTAATGTCCATGTGATTCTCTGAGTGTTGGTGGGTGTGACCATATTATATGACAGTATGACGGTAATGTACACACTATTACACTGAATCCATGACGCAAACCACACCGTGACCCACACTGTGACACTAAAACTGACACCTGTTAAACGTTGTCCCTGCTGGGTTTTTACCCCTTAAATTGATCCAATGACGCTTTTTACTGTTTTTCAATACTGGAGAGATACGATTGTGGGGGTAACCGCACAAATAAGGTTTTAGGGTGATTTTGCTTGCGTCATGCGTCATGCGTCATGGATTTTGACGCGTATGGTGTTGACGCGTATGGTGTTGACGCGTATGGTGTTGATTGACTGAAAAGTGACATAGTGCTACAGTATGCACAAACACATCGGGAGATTGGTATGGATTATCTAAGAGAACGATTTACGTATGACAATGATGAAGGTTGTTTACGGTGGAGAGCGTACAATGATGATAATAATATATCACCGATGTCGAGAGTTAAACCCGGTGATATTGCAGGTAAAAGAGGTCTAGGTGAATACAAAATAACAAGACAAGGTGACAGGCATTCAAAACAATGTGCGCTTCGTATGATATGGCAACACGTCACGGGTGAGTTGATGATGGGTAAGATCAGAACAATGGACCCTCGTGATACGAGGTTCCGCATCGATAACTTATACGTTGTACCATTTGACCAAGCACGTGTTCACAAGGATAGAGCCAAGAGCAGTACAGTGGTGTCATATAGCTTTGAACATGAACAATACACCGTGGTATCTGTTGATCTATATTACAACAAGACCGTTTTAAGTTATCATGGTGATATGAATTCCGCGCTTACCGCGCTACGAGAACCTGAAGTGAGTTTCCTATGAGAAGAATAACAATAGCCGATATAATCAATTTACCACCTAAGAAAGCTAATTTTGTGGTGGAGTACATGAAAGATTTCGCACCACGTCGTGCAGCAGAAGCATCAGGTTATACTGCTGACCACGGTTATAAGTTACTCAGTGAACCTGAAATCAGTGCAGCAATTGAGCATATCATTCAACAACGTCTTGAAGTTAACATGATTGATGCTGACTGGTTACTGGGTGAGATGGTAGACAATCACATGATTGCACGTCACCAGGGTAATATCACAGCAAGTAACACCGCGTTGAACATGGTGGGTAAGCATAAACGTGTTGATGCGTTCGCTGCTGACAAGATAAAAGTCACCACTGATGCTGATGTCATGGACCGATTAGTTGCCGCTAGAAGACGTTTGAATGGCTCTAATGCACAAGAAGAGGATGACGTGACGTTCTTCTAATGCTATTCTTCACAACGCTCATCATTGGATTCATCAGACGTTGACAGTCCGTCACCCTGTCACCGGTCTTACCAGTGATGAGCATCATTCACAAGGTGATGACAATGGTGACACATGTCCAACATAGATATTCAACTCGCTGATGAAGTCAGCAAATACTACGATAATCCTTTAGGTTTCGTCATGATGGTGTTTCAATGGGGTGAAGCAGGTTCTTCTCTTCACGGTTTCGATGGTCCTGATGAATGGCAAATCGATGTGCTCAATGCAATCGGTGATGCAGTCAAAGAACGTAAGTTCAATGGAGTTGATGCAGTTGATCCTGTGCAAGTCGCAGTGTCGTCAGGTCATGGTATCGGTAAGTCAGCACTATCCGCGTGGTTAGTGCTGTGGATAATGTCAACACGTCCCAATTCAAAAGGAGTTGTCACAGCTAACACTGGTGACCAGCTCAAAACTAAAACAATGTCGGAGTTATCCAAGTGGCGTAGTCGATGCATCACCGGACACTGGTTTCAGATGAATGCAATGTCAATTGTACACCGTGCTTATCCTGATTCATGGCGAGTGGATGCACAGACATGTCGCGAAGAGAACTCTGAAGCGTTTGCGGGGCTTCATGCTGCTGACTCAACACCGTGGTACTTATTCGATGAAGCATCTGCTATACCAGAAAAGATATGGGAAGTTGCTAAAGGTGGTTTGACTGATGGTGAACCAATGCATATCTGTTTCGGTAATCCAACACGTAACAACGGTACATTCTATGAGTGTTTCAGGAAGAACAGTCACCGGTGGATAACAAGACAGATTGACAGTCGTACTGCTAAGATGACGAACAAACGATTAATACAAACGTGGATTGATGATTTCGGGGAAGATAGTGATTTTGTTAAAGTCCGTGTACGTGGCATGTTCCCGCATGGTGGTGATATGCAATTCATTCCGTCTGATGTCGTCTATGATGCAATGCGTCGTGGTTCTGGTGCTTATCTTGGTGATGATCCGTTAATCTGTGGCATCGATATGGCACGTGGTGGTGAAGATAATTGTATGATTGTGTTCCGTCGTGGTAAAGATGCGAAGTCTGAGAAGGTTTATCGTATACCAGGTGAGAAGTCACGTGACTCAATGAAGGTGGTATCACTGCTCATCATGATACTTGACAGACATCAACCCGATGTTACCTTCATGGATAAAGGTTCAATGGGTGGCCCTGTTGCAGATAGAATGCGTCAACTTGGTTATCATGTTGTCGATGTAGGTTTCGGTGATAATGCTGCTGATGTTAAACACTTCAAGAGTCGTACTGCTGAGATGGGTTCGCATTGCAGACAATGGTTGCTCGACGGTGGTGCTATCCCTAATGACCCACAACTTGAAGTTGAACTGACATCACGTGAGTTCGGTCACAATGATAAAGACCAACTGGTGCTTGAACGTAAGAAGGACATGAAGAAGCGACTCGGTGTGTCACCCGATTGGGCTGACGCATTGTACCTGACGTTTGCTGAACCAGTACCGAAACGTGAAGTACCACGTGGTCATCTCGATCACAATCCTCACATTCGCAATAAATCACGTTCGGATTACAATCCTCTTGACAGTATGGATGATAGCGAGTACATGTAGACTATTATTCTACGTGTGCTATTATTCTATTAATTACAAAAGTCAACAGGAGATTCACTATGTGTGGAGGAAGTCCAAGCGCACCAACACCACCACCGGCAGTACCTGAAGCACCACGTGCACCAGATACAAGCACTAGTGCGGCAACAGGGGCTGACAAACGTCGTCGTGCAGCAGCAGCAGCAGGACAGGAAGGTGGTCGTAGTACCATACTGACAGGTTCCCGTGGTGTACAAGATGGCGCAGCTACAACAACTAAAACACTGTTGGGCCAGTAACTGATGACTACTGCAAAAGCTAACCTGAAGACTGACCAATATGTAAGGATCAATACAGGTCTTAACCCATTGATCCTTCAGTCGAACATGAATCAGGTTAGAATTGCGTTATCGGATGCTAAACCTTCAAAAAGTAATACCGCGTTCCATCAGCTTAATGGTGGTGATCAACCGTTCTTTTTACGATCAATTGATACGAATGTATGGGCTTTTGCTGTCACCGACACTTCATCCCTAACAGTGACCGAGTTCACAGGTAAAGAAGAAGGTGATAACCCTATTGATACCATCGTTGAATTTGCGATGTTATTCATGGAACAATTATCGTTGGTTACATCGAATCAAGATGCTATGCTGAGACAATTAACAATGATGAATTTGCGTCTGGAAGAGGCGTTTGAAACTGACTTAGATGAGGATTACCTAGATGAGCCAAGTGATTAAATCCGGTGACAGTGGTAACACTGTCAGTGTTGATAACCGAAACAGAATGAAAACACTGTCAACAAGTGCCGACATAAGTATTGATTCCGCACTTCAAGGTGAAGCATTCTTCTTGACATCAGGTGTCGTTGAGTTGACATCTAGCAGTCAGTCTCACATATTCTACATGAAGAACACAGACAGTGTTGACTGGGTGCTACGTGACTTTAACACTGTTATTAATCAGTCAATTGGTGCACCTGATATTGAGATTAACACTCAGTTCACCATCAACCCCAATGATGGTACATTGATAACAGCAGGTGGTGTGGTCATCCCTGCTAATTTAAATTTTGGTAGTTCCAAGTCACTCAATGGTACATTCCGTAAAGGTGTCGAAGGTAGTACCATATCAGGGGGTATTGCTGTACCGAAGAACATGTATTTACCTAATCGCAATAATACAGCCGCGTTGGCAAACCCACTTATCATAGCACCGGGGACAGGTTTTGCTTTTGCCATTGAACCTGCGTCGGATAATACGTCACTTAAAGTGGTATTCAATGCGACGCTATACCGTCGCGTAGAACCATAGGAGTTGAACAATGAAGATTACAGGGCCTAATGGGCGAGTTGTACTAGTTAACGAAGAAAACCGTTTAATGGTGAGCGCGGTTGCATTGAGTGAAGATAAACACCTCAACAGTGAAGAACGATACTGGTCAGCATACTTTGAAGATACAACATTGGCTGCTGACGAGTATTTCTTCTATTTTAAAAACACAGGTTTGAAAGACTTAAATCTCACTGATGTTCGTGTCAGCTCAAGTGTTTCGTTAAATACGATGTATTACGAACATGTATCAGGTGTTGCAGCGGGTACCACTGATGTAACGGTCACTAGTCGCAATCTAGGTTCACCGAAAGAAGTTACGGGGTTAGTTCAGTCCGGTGCGGGTATCACAGGTTTAACTAACATCGGTGAATTGTTTTTTCAGAAATGTGATGTTGCAGCACGAGGGTATCACCTGAAGTCAAGTAGTAATGTCATCATACCACAAGGTCAAGCTATCGCGTTTCGGTCTGCGCTAGCTGCGACAATTGAATGCATTGTGTCGATATCTGAGGCTGAATAATGGCTACACCGACTATCATCAAGGACCACAAGACTGCCAACGTAGTTAGGGTTACTGAGTTCGGTCAATTGGTGGTTGCACCTTTGGACTACAGCAAACCCTTGACTAAGTTACTCACGCCAGCAGACACTGCTGTCAATTTCATTGAACCAGAACAAGGTCAAAGTATTGTCATCACTGACATTATTTCTTCTGCAAACAAAGATGTTAGTACAACCACACCTGCAAACATCTTAATATATGAAGCAGATGCACCTGATGTGTTGAATGTCGGTAATTTGATACTCAACCCACAGTTGACACGTGGTGAGAACTTGCCTTTGACCGGGTTGAATCTCATCATACCTGAAGGTAAATGGGTGAATGCTTCTACAGATGATGACGTGATCACTTTAACAATAATGTTTTACAGAGTACCAGTAGAGGTAGTGACATAATGCCAACTATTAACAGTTATAACAAACGACTTGAAGCATTGCGATCAGAACGTTCTTCATTCATCCCACTGTATCGTGAGTTGTCTGATTACCACCTTGCACATCGTGGTCGTTTCCTCACGTCTGATCGTAACAAAGGTTACAAACGTAACACGAAACAGATTAACAACACTTCACGTCTATCTTCACGCACATTAGCGTCAGGAATGATGTCAGGTATCACTTCACCAGCTAGACCTTGGTTCAGATTAGGCACTGGCGATACTAACCTCGATGACCTTCAAGCAGTGAAACACTGGCTTCATGAAGTACAGCAGATAATGTATAAGGTGTTTTCACAATCGAACACTTACAATGCGCTTCATCAGTTGTATTCAGAGCTTGGTGTGTTCGGTACTGCTGCGATGGGGGTTTTCACAGACTTTGAAAACGTTATATGGTGTAAACCTTACACTGTTGGCAGCTACATGCTTGGCCTGAATAGTCAGAACATTGCTGACACGTTGTACTTAGAGTATGAAATAAGTGTTGGTCAATGTATCAAACAGTTTGGTGAAGATAATGTCAGTCAATCTGTATTAGAACAATGGAAGAAAGGTAACAGTGAATCATGGGTCAAGATTGTCCATGTTACTGAACCTAATGATGACCGTGACGGTAACAGTCCACTAGCATCTGATAAGCCGTGGCGTTCAGTCTATTATGAAGCGAAGAATGGTACTAAAGAAGGTACTGAAAAGTTCTTACGTGTATCAGGTTTTGATGAATTTCCAATACTAGCACCACGTTGGGACGTTACCGCTGAAGACACTTATGCGACTGATTGCCCAGGTATCACTGCATTAGGTGATACGAAAGCATTACAACTTGCTGAACGTCGTAAGTATCAGGCATTGGATAAAATTGTTAACCCACCACTTCAAGGTCCTTCATCAATGAAGAACAAGTTGAATGGTGGAGTCGTTGGGCCCAATGACATCATATGGCATGAACAGAATGGTGAAGGTTTACGTAGCATCTATGACTACAGACCTGACATCAATGCTATCAATGCTGAAATAGATAATGTTGAGAGTCGTGTGCAACGTGCATTCTATGAAGATTTATTCTTAATGCTGGCGCAGACTGACCGTCGTCAGATAACAGCTCGTGAAGTTGCTGAGAAGCACGAAGAGAAGTTGTTGATGTTAGGTCCTGTACTTGAACGTTTGCATACTGAATTACTTGACCCATTGATTGACAGAACATTCAGCATACTTCAACAGAATGGTGTGCTACCGGTACCACCACCTGAACTACAGAATAAAGATTTAAACGTTGAATATGTATCAGTGTTAGCACAAGCACAACGACTTGTTGCAACAGGTGCTGTTGACAGATTGGTGCAGTTCACCAGTCAAGTCGCGACAGTGTGGCCCGAAGCACGTCACAAGGTTAATGCTTCACGTGCTATCGATGAGTACGCAGAGTCACTTGGTGTTGATCCTGCAATGGTTCGCAGTGATGACGAAGTTGCTGCAATGGCTCAAGCTGAAGCTCAACAAATGGCTCAAGCACAAGCAATGGCAAATGCAGAACAAGGTGCTAATATAGCTAAGACAGCATCAGAAACAGAAATGAGTGAAGACAATGCGCTTGGTGCAGTAATGCAACGAGCAGGTTTAGGATAATCAGGGGTAAACAATGGCTAATATTAATATCGGTACTACAAGAAACTTCACACCATCAGACTCAACTGTGAGTGCTTTCACCATGATACTAATCACTGGTGACGCGGGCAACGTGTCCATTGACCAAGAAGGTGGTAACAACGTGGTGATGACTGCGGTCCCTGCTGCTGTGTGGATCCCCGTCGGTAATGCGACACGCATCAAGGCAACAGGGACAACTGCTACAGGGTTTCTTGTAGTATGAACACCCTCACTCAGTGGTTTGCTACACAGATGCTTCTGAAGAGTAGCGCAGGTGGTGGGGGGTCAAGGTTGGTCTATGATTTCGCGGTATCAGGTGCTTACTTAACTACAAATATTCCAGTGTCTAATGCAGACATATTCCAGTTTACAGTCAAGGATTTTGTACTAGGTGGTACTCAGTATTTACTAGGATCAAACCCCAATTTAGGTTTCATACTGGTAAATGCGGGGGGGGCTATTAATTTTGGAGGTATGACACTGAAGCTGGACGGGGTACTTGTTGTTGCTAATGTGACAATGATGCCTACCGACTCAGACCCGCATGTGCTTACAGCAACCATGACAGATTCTTACAGCGTAACAACAGTGGGTGCTAGTAGAACCGGTGCGTCCACTTTCTCAGGGAAGATTTATGACATCACCAAAGAAAATGGTAGTGTGTACAATTACCCTGTTGATGATGGGTGGAGTGTTAACCCTACCATAGCAAACGCGGGAAGTGGTGCGGATGCGACGTTGACAAACGGGGTAGAATCAGACTGGGTCAACCTGTAATTTATGGCGGTATACTGATGACTAACGTGAAGGATGACCGTGAGTTAGAACTTCTCACAATGCGAAACTTGATGACGACTGAAAACGGTAGAAGTTTTTTGTGGAGATGTTTGCAAAACTGTTGTACTTTTGAGAGTATATACAATACAGACACCGCTACCCATGCATTCAATGCAGGTAAACGACAACACGGTTTGTGGTTAGATGAAGAACTGAGAGAATCCTCAATGGATTCTTATCTTTTAATGTTAAAAGAAAACAGGTGACGACATGATTATAAATAGATATTGGTTATCACGGGTATTCAGAGATGAAGCCGGTGACGATGGTGCATCAGATGGAGGCGCAAGCACCACTGGTGTACAAACAGACGACAGTTCGACACTGTTGACTGCAACAGATTCAGATACAGCACCTGCTGTTGATGATAAAACTGGTGATGAAGGTGCTACCGACACCACTGGTGATGATACTGATTTAAGTAGTCAGACACCTCCCGACACTTATGCCGACTTTGTTATGCCTGAAGGGGTTGAACTTGATTCTGCATTGTTGACTGAAGCAGCACCACTCTTTAAAGAGTTGGGGTTGACTCAAGATCAAGCGCAGAAACTTGTAGACTTCCAAGCAGCACAAGCCAAGGCGAGTTCGGAGAGTAGCGTCGATGCTTTCAATCAGTTGATGAACGACTGGCAGACCCAATCTAAAAATGACAAGGAGTTCGGTGGTGACAACTTTGAAGAAAGTGTTGGTATCGCTCGACAAGCCATTGATAAGTTTGGTACACCAGAACTGAAGCAACTGCTGGAAGAACACGGTGTGGGCAACCACCCTGAAGTTATCCGGTTTATGGTCAAGGTAGGGAAGTTAACTGCTGAAGATGTACCTGGTGGCACAACCACTGCGACATCACAAGCACAAGATCGTGTGTCTCTTCTTTATCCGAATGACAAAACTGCCTAACTAATTCACGAGGTGAAACATGGCTACTTTAGGAAACAGCTTTATCGACTTAATCGATATTTACAAGCTTCAAGATGGTACTGGACAATTTGTTCCTGTTATCGAGATGCTTATGGAAATGACACCGATATTAGATGATGCCATTGCGGTAGAATGTAATAAAGGCACTACTCATTTACACACGGTTCGCTCAGGTTTACCATCAGTTACATGGGGTAAATTGTATGCGGGTATTCCGAACAGTAAAGGTGCAACTGCTCAAGTTGAAGACACTACAGGTTTCGTTGAAGGTCTTAGTACCGTCGATAAACGTTTACTTGATTTGTCTACTAATGAAGGTGCTGTACGTTTATCTGAAGCACAAGCGTATCTTGAAGCAATGGCGCAAGAAGTAGGTACGAAAGTATTCTACGGTAACTCTGCATCAGATCCTGAAGAATTCATGGGCCTTGCACCACGTTTCAACGACTTGTCAGCACCTAACGGTGGTCAGATTATCGACGCTGGTGGTACTGGTGGTGATAACACGTCTATCTGGTTTGTTACATGGGGTGATAATCAGTGTAACTTGCTTTACCCTAAAGGTACTCAAGCGGGTGTTCAACGCGAAGACCACGGCCAACAACGTGTCACCGATGGTGCAGGTAATGCTTACTACGCTATGGAAGAAAAATTCACATGGCATGTGGGCATGGCTGTTAAAGATTGGCGTTATGTATCTCGTGTAGCTAATATTGATGCTAGTGACTTGAAAGCGGGTACTGTTGCATTGTACGACTTCATGCGTAAAGCATACTACAAGTTGCAGAACCGTCGTGTTGCGGGTGGTAAAATGGCTATCTATTGTAACCGCGATGTACTTGAAGCACTTGATGCTTTAGCTACTAATGCTGGTGCAACTGACAGTTTCATTCGCTTGAAACCTATGGAAATCGAAGGTAAAGAAGTAATGACTTACCGTGGTATTCCTATTCGTGAAAGTGATTCAATCATCAACGCTGAAGCTCGTGTGGTTTAATACCGCACGTTTCACTTAATTAGGAGATTATTATGATCTTATCTGCACAACAATTATTTTCCGATGACCAAGCCGTGACAGCTACTGCTATCTCGACTAACGTCATTGACTTAGGTGTTGCCGGTACACCGTACGGTGCTGTTGCACCGTTGAACAATGACAAAGGTAAAGGTGCTGCGGTTCCTGTACTTATTCAGGTAACTGAAGACTTTGCAACGTTAACCAGTTTAACTGTTACACTTGAAGTGTCGGCTGCTGCTGGCTTAACTTCACCGAAAGTGTTAGCGACTGAAACCATTTTAGTTGCCGACCTTGTAGCGGGTAAACAGACGTATATGCAATGTTTACCTAATGGTGTTGATATGCGTTACCTTGGTGTTCGTTACACTGTTACAGGTTCTGACGCAACAGCAGGTGCAATCACTGCTGGTATTAGTATGGGTAATCAAACTAATACCACTGGTGCTTAGTCTGTAAACCTTTAAGTGGGGGCTTCGGCCCTCATTTTTTCATTAATTGGAGAACACCATGCCTAGTTATAAAGTATTAAGTAAAGGTTTCCACGGTGGTATGCTATACGACCCAGCGGGTAAACGTACTACATTGCACACTGAAAAACCGTTCCCGTCGAAAGACAAAAAAGAACAAGTACCTTCATGGCTTGAAGCTATCGCAGGTGAAACTGTTGCACAAGCTAGAGCACGTAAAGCTGCTGCAACTAAAGCCGCAAACAAAGCTGCTAAAGAAGCAGAACAACAACAGAACGAAATTGCTGATGCGTCATTCATGGGTGATGGTGAGTCTGCTGCTGAGTCTAGCACCGTTGAAACATTGTAATCATATTAGGGGTATTTAATGGCTTCAGTAATTGAGATATGTAACCTAGCATTGAGTAACATTCGCGCAGGTAGTATCAACTCATTGACCGAAGGAAGTATACAAGCGCAGGTTTGTAAGCTGAAATACCCTATTCTACGTGACAGATGTTTGCGTGAATTACCGTGGCAGTTCAACCACAAGATGCGTGCATTAGCACCTGTCACCACTGAAATATTCAATTGGGCTTATGCTTACTCATACCCTGTTGACTGTTTGAAAATCCGTCGTCTTGTTGGTTCCTACGAAGAGTTACCCTCTGGTAGTGCTAACGTAGCATCACGCCTACTCGATAGCCGTGTGATACCGTTGAAAGACATCAGACGACAAATACCATATGAGGTATTCAACTTTGATAATGCTAAAGTCATAGGTTCAGATCAACCAGACCTACGTATTGACTTTGCTGCAAAAGTTACCGATCCTAATTTATTCAGTGATGACTTCATTATGGCGTTATCACACTTACTATCTTCAGAGCTTGCTATACCTATTGTTGGCGCTGAGTTGGGTCGCGCATTGCGCAATGACTCAGTACAGTTGTATCAACAGTATCTCAAGTCAGCAATGTCAGACGACATGAACGATCAGTATTTCACACCTGCTGAGAGTGATTTTATTACAGTCAGGAGTTAAGCAATGCCACAGATCATTCAACGCAGTTTCACCAGTGGTGAGATTGCGCCAGCGTTACAGTCACGAGCTGACTTAGGTAAATACGCTACCGGCTTAAACAAGTGTGAGAATTTCCTCGTGCGCCCACAAGGTGGTGTCTACTCACGCCCTGGTCTACGTTTCATCGGTGAACTTGATGACTCTTCTAAAGTAGGTCGATTAATCCCATTCAGCTTCAACACTGAACAAACTTACATGTTAGTGTTCGAGCATCTAAAAGTGCGCGTGATTAAAGATGGTGGTTTCGTTTTAGCCGGTGGAGGTCCTGCAATATTTGAACTTGCTACACCTTACACTGAAGAACAGTTACCCCGTTTAGGTTTCACTCAGAACGCTGATGTGATGACCATTGTCCACCCTGACCATGAACCTTCAAACCTTAACCGATTGGCTGATGACAATTGGACATTGACAGCGATTGACTATTCATCGAATGTCACACCACCAGTGTTTAGTGTTGGGTCAGTATCAAGAGCAATCACAGGTATCACACAAGCTAATCCCGCAGTGGTCACTGCTGTGGCTCATGGGTATGCCACTGGTAACTTAATCTACATCGACAACGTACAAGGTATGGTTGAGGTTAATGGTCGAAATTTCATTATAACAGTGTTGACTAATGACACATTTGAACTCAACGGTGAAGATTCAACGAGTCACACAGCTTACGCAATAGATGGTAACGCGGATAGACAAAATGGGGCTACTACTGTTGGTGAAGGTTTCGGTGATTTCGATAAGACTTACGCTTACGTTGTGACGGCAGTGAATGACGCAGGAACTGAGTCACTAGCATCAGTTGAGACAAGTATAACCACTAAGTCAATATCACAGACAGGTGGTGTCAGGCTGACATGGGACACTGTATCTGAAGCCGCATATTATCGAGTATACAAAGACCCGTCACTTGGTACAGGTATATACGGTTGGATTGGTGATTCTAACAATTTGTCATTTGATGACTACAACCTTGCACCGATCACAAGTGATGCTCCACCACTAGATCGTCAACCATTCAATGGTGTTGGTAATAAACCTTCTGCTGTGACTTATTACCAACAGCGTCAAGTGTTCGCTAATACTTACAATGAACCACAAGCAACGTTCACTACACAAGTAAATAATTTTGATTCATTGCGCACATCTAACCCTGCACGTGATGACGATGCGGTAACCTTCACCATTGCAGCACAACAAGTGAACGAGATACGTCACCTGTTGCCGTTGGACTCTTTAATATTACTCACATCAGGTGGTGAGTGGATTATGACAGAAGGTCAAGATCAGGTATTAACACCTTCAACAATCGGTGTAAGACCTCAATCATTTAACGGTTGTTCAATAGTACCACCAGTGGTAATTAACAGTACCGCATTATTCCTTCAAGACAAAGGTGCACGACTTCGTGACTTAGGTTATGAGTTCAGTAGTGACAAGTATACCGGTAACGATTTGTCACTGATGTCAGAACACCTGTTTGAAGGTAAGCAAATTACATCGATGACTTATGCTGCTGAACCCGATGGTATCGTTTGGTGCATACGCGATGATGGTGTGATGTTAGGTCTAACTTATCAACGTGAACATCAGGTGTGGGGTTGGCACCAGCATAACACTCAAGGTTCATTTGAGTCAGTAGCATCTATTGCTGAAGATGACCGTGATGCTGTCTACGTTATTGCTAAACGAAATATTGACGGTAATGATGTGCGGTACGTTGAGCGAATGGAGAAGCGTGAGTCCGTTAATGCTGAAGATTGTTTCTACATTGATTCAGGTCTGACTTATGACGGTGCACCTGCAACGGTGATAAGCGGTCTTGATCACCTTGAGAATGAAACAGTATCAATACTTACGGATGGTTACACTGTGCCTGATCAAGTTGTCACATCGGGTGCAATCACATTAGAACGTGCAGCATCTAAAGTTCACGTGGGTCTAAGTTATACGCCACGTATTGAAACGCTTGACATTGACACACCATCTGCCATCCAAACAATCAAAGCTCAGTCAGTGTCAGTTTCAAAGGTCACTATCGAGGTCGAAGGTTCACGTGGGGGATGGGTTGGACCACGGCAGGACAATGGTTCTGATCCTATAATGAATGAGATTAAACCACGTTTCGACGGTGACAACTATGACCCAATTTCATTGAAAACTTACAAACAAGAATTGTTCATACAACCACAATGGTCGAAAGGTGGTGGTCTTAGAATTGAGCAGCGTGCACCTTTACCAATGGCTATACTGTCAGTAATCCCTCAACTCGACGTGGGTGGTAACTAATGATTGAATGGGTAAAGCCAACAGCAGCACTAGTTGAATCCATTGCTGCTGACATGCGACAAGCTGACGTTGAAGAAGTGTGGGCCTCGAATCATCACACACCGATTGAATCGATGATGAAGGGTTGGGCTTTGTCTGACTTCTCAACGATTGCAGTGAACGAGATAGGTGAGCCATTGGTGATGATTGGTCTCGTTAAGCGCGACGTGTTGACGGGGTCAGGTGTCGTGTGGATGCTTGGCGCTAACAGAGCGATGAAGCATAAGAAAGAATTTTTTACACAGACTAAACCCGTCATTGATGAAATGCTGACTATATGTCTTAGATTGTGTAACATGGTGCACAGTAAGAATACAAACAGTATTACATGGTTGAAGTGGTTAGGGTTCACAATTGAAGAACCTGAACCGCATGGTCCTGATAATGAACTGTTCCATCGATTCCATTTAGAAAGGTATTAAACATGTGTGAACCAGCAACGATTATGGCAGTGACGGCAGTGGTATCTGCGGGTTTTGCAGCCAACCAACAAATTAAACAAGGTAAGTTTCAGGAGTCTACTGCTGAGTACAATGCTCGTGTAGCTGAGAATCAAGCAGAAGAAACCCGTAACGCTGGTGTTGAAGCGGAGAACATTCAACGCAAGAAGACTGCTGAACTGTTATCCAAACAACGTGCACAGCTCGGTGCTGCTAATGTTGATTTGTCATCAGGTTCAGCTTTACAGTTACAAGAAGAAACTGAAGCACTTGGTGAAGCAGACGCTTTACGTATCCGCAGTAACTTTGAAGGTCAAGCCGGTGCATTGAACACTGGTGCTGACTTAACTGCTGCATCAGGTCAATTCGCTGAATCAGCAGGTAAAAGTGCTGCAACGGGTACATTGTTGAGTGGTGCGGGTAAAGTGATAGGGTCTGGTGTTGCTGATAAGTGGTTCACACCAACGAGTGCCGCGTCGCAAAACTTAGCCGGTACACCAACGGTTGATTACAATTTAGGAGTCGCGTAATGCCTAAAGTCGCAACATACGGACAGCAACAGGTTCGCACCAATGTGGTCAGTCAACCACGTGCTGATGCTTCAGCAGGTAACGCTGCGTTTCGAGCTAACACTCAAGCGGTTCAAGGTCTTGCATCTGTTGCTCAAGCGGGTGCACAAATGGTTCAACGCATTGACACCACTTCAGCAGAAGAAGCATTGGTGCAATTCGAGCGTGACAAAAACAATTTATTCTTTGAACCTGAGACTGGTTACTTCAACACTCAAGGTAAGAATGCTTTCGATAACGCCAATGCTGCGAGTGAGTCACTAGTTGATTTGAAGAAGAAGTATGGTGAGTCACTTAACCAGAATTCACGCACCATGTTTGACAAGTCTGCTGATTTACATATCACACGTAGTCAAGCAGACATTGCACGTCATTCAGCTAAAGGTTTGAAGTCGTGGGAAGTTGCCACGATTAGATCACAAGTTGAGAACACAGTTGAGAATGCTTCATTGTACTGGAATCAACCTGACAAGTTAGCAGTGCAGAATGCATTAGGTCGTCAAGCGATCCTTGATGCTGCTGAACTTGAAGGTATCGGTGCTGAAGCAACTAACGAACGGTTGCAGACCTACGACTCATCATTCACTAAAACAGCTATTACATCGGCTGTCAGTAGCAGTGCTGCTGAAGGTGCGACCATGTTAGAGAAACACGGTGCTAAGTTGGAAGGTCCTGACAAAGTTAGAATTGAAAAAGATATTGTGGCTAAAGCTAAAGCTGAGAAACTGCAAGCTGACTCACAGCAAGCTATTCTTACTGGTACAAAGTTAGTCGATATGTATGATAGTCGTGAAGAAGTACGTGAACAGGTTAACAGTATCGAAGACCCTGAGTTACGTAAGAAAACGATGACTGAATCAATGCGACAATTCAACCTGAAGAAACAGGGTGAGTCTGAAGCACAAGCAGGTTCATACGAGGATGCTGAGTCACACATCATTGAAGGGGGCTCTGCTGAAACATACCAAGCTATTGACCCTGAAGGTTGGGAGCGTCTATCTACTAAACAGAAAGTTAGCATTGAATCAGGTAAAGCGGTCATCACTGATTGGAATGTTTACACTGACTTGGTGTTATTACCTAAAGAACAATTATCAAAGATCAACCCTACTGAACACTTCCACCAACTTGCACCATCTGAACGTAAGAGCTTGGTGAGTGCGGTTAAGACTGCGGGTGGGACTGGTTCAAGCAAAGACAAGATTGACCATCAGATAGGTCGCACACGTAGTGCACAGACGACCATTGCCGTTGAGCAAGTGATAGGTAAGAAGTCGAAGTGGAATGATAAGCGACGTAAACAAGCTGATGCATTCTATGACTTGTTAGATGGTGAAGTGAAGTTCCGTGAAAGCGAAAAAGGGAGCAACTTGTCATCAGAAGAATTCACGAATGTGTTGTCAGATTTAACTCGTGAGGTTACTATTGAGCGTAGTGCATTCGGTGTTGATTTCCTATACCCTGATGTAGAACAAAATGTTACAGAGATACCACCTGAAAATGTAAGAGTGTTAAGTAAATTCTTACGTGATAACGGTATACCGGTTACTTCTGATAACTTACTTAAAGCTCAACGACAGGCAACAAAATAATGGCAGATTTAAACCTTGAGAATATTGACCTCGGTGGATTCGGATTAAACGACGAAGACCCACAACAGACACAGCTTAACGCTAACATGAACGAGGCTATCAAGGTTGACCCTGTTCAACATGCTAAGACAACACAACTCAGTCAAGAATCTGGTGTACCTGAATTCGCTGTCAAATCTGATCCTGCACAAGTTGAGCATAAGCTGAAGCTTGACAAGATTAATCTTGAAGGTATGACACAGCGTGCACCGAAGACTTCCAAGTATCTCACTGATGATGTAAACAACTCAGTCATCGCCCAAGAAGATGTTATCAGTAACCTGCTTGAAGGTATCGAAAAGACATTTGATGGCATGGGTCGTTCCATTGGTATCAGCTTCGAGTCACAAGCTAAAGGCGCATTACTAGCGGGTAACGAAGGTACATCTGACCGCATTGAAGACTTGATACCAGCTAGTGCTATGCCCATGGGTATGGAGGCTGATGCAATGTTCATGTCACGTGAGCTTGCTGCTAACTTCGGTATTGAAACAGATGAACAACTTACTGCTGCTAAACTGCAAACATCTGAACGATTGATTGGTGAGATTCAATCACTTGATGCAGAGCGTAAACTGTTAACGCCTAAAGACATGAACATTGTGCAAGAAGGTGTTCGCGCAGGTGTAGAGTCACTTGCTAACATGGCACCCGGTTTCAGTTTAATGGTGTTATCTGGTGGTCGTGCGGCCCCATTACTTACAACGATCGGTGCACAAACATTCTCAGGGTCATTCGGTAAAGGTCGTGCTGAAGGTTTGAACTCTGAAGAAGCTGCATGGTTTGCTAGCATCGATGCAGCTATTGAAGTGGGAACTGAGTTGATACCACTGAAAACACTATCGACCATGCTTACCGGTAGCACTAAAGGTTTCACTAAAGGTGCGTTGAAGTTTGCTGTACAAGAGATGGGTACGGAGCAACTTGCTACTGCATTACAGACAGTCAATTCATACGCGTTCGGTTTAGATAAAGAATTGGAAAACGCCACGACAACGGGTGAGATGATTGAGATACAACTTCGTCGTCAAGCAGTTACTGCCATAGCTACGATTGTTGCAGGTGGTACACAGATAGCTGCGGTTGGTACAGTCAAGAAGACTGTTGCAAAATTAACACAAACAGAACAACAACAAGAAAATCAAGGTGAGGTTGAACAACGTAACCTCGATAAGCTGAGTGCTGACTCTGATAAGTCTAAACTGAAAGAACGTGACGTTGAATCATTCAAGCAGTTTGTGCGTGAAGCTGATGGTGAGAACAATACCAACGTGTTCATCGATGGTGTTCAAACATCACTATACTTACAAAGTAAAACCCCTGAAGAAGTTCAGGATGACCCTGCGTTGACGATGCTTGCGAACGCGATGCGTGAGTCACGTGCCACGGGTACTGACATAGCGATACCGATTGACGACTTCATGGGTGACATCACCGGTACTGAATCGTTCGTTGAGTTACGTGAACACATGACAATGAGTGATGAAACAGTTTCACCATTTCGTCAAGAACAGCATAAAGTTGAGACTGAATCATATGTTGAGACATTGATTGCTGAAGCAGAAGAGAACGCATCTGAGTACGTTGAAGCACAAGAGATTTACACCAGTGTTCGCGATCAACTGATTGACACTGGTGCAGTGAACTCTGCTAATGCTTCAATCATGGCGCAGATGGTACCAGCGTGGGCAACAGCTCAAGCACGTCGTAGTGGTAAGTCAGTACAGCAAGTTTACTCTGATGCAGGTCTAACAATTGAAGGTCCTCAGTCGGGTGAGTTGTCACGTCTTGAAGGTGAGCAGGTGTTGACTCAAGAAAATTTGACACCGATCACTGACATTACATCAGAAGGGTCTGTGCAGGTTGACAGTAATAATCCTTTCTTGTTTGATTTTGATCCTAATACTTTCACTGTTAGGGAAAGTGTATTCAAAGATGTTGAAGGTGACACTCGTGACCCACTTAAACTTAAACCTATAACCGTTACAGTTCGCGATGGTGAGACTGTCATACTGGATGGTCATCACAGAACTAAGATAGCGCAAGAAACCGGTAATGCAGTGCGTGCTGTTGTGATACCTGCTGAAGATGTTGACGCAATGGAAGCTGATGGGGTTCACCCTGCTGAAATGAGAAGTGAATGGGTCGCATCAGGTAAAATGAGTGGTCGAAAACAACAAGAACAGTTTGCACAATCACCATTGAAATCTGTTGACCTTATAGATTTTAGCGATCAACAACTCGCGGTGAAGATGGTTGAACTTGATGCAGGTACACCATTGTTCAATGAGTTTGATACTGAGCAATTCCCACATGTCGATACTGTCAAAAAAGAGTCAGGTCAATCACCAGTGTTAGGTTTTCATAACATGATTCGCAACAGTTATGTAATGGGTGATGGTACGGTTTATCGTGCTAACCATAAAACAGGTAATGTGACGAAGGTTGATGAAATTGAATCGCGTAACTTTTTAAAGAATAAAATATTTAGTGCACAACGAAAAGCTGAACCAACTGTTGAAGAGGTTCAGGTTGAATCGGTACAAGAACAAATTCAAGAAGCTGCTGATAAAATTGAAATCACTGATCGTGAAGCTGCTGATACCAACTCATCCGAGTTTAAAAACTGGTTTGATGATTCTGTTGTGACTAAAGAAGACGGTTCACCATTGACCGTTTATCATGGTACACGTGCAGCAGTTGATGATTCATTCGTGTTCGACTATTCACGCATCGGTGAACAAGGTCGTGCGGAAGGTGCAGGTTTCTATTTCACACCAAATAAAAACGTTGCTGACGGCTATGCAGATAATGGCGCAACACTTGAAGTTTACCTGTCCATTCAGAACCCTATCGATTTTAATCAAGAAGGTTTTGAAGATGAACAACTGTTCAACATCGTTAAGCGTATTGCCGAATTAGAAGCTATTGAAGATGAAGCGAGTATTGCTGACGGTTTCCTGTCTAACTTTGGTGATGTATCTTTTGAAGGTGTAGATAGTGTAATACAGAATGCTGCTGACCTTATGTCAACCGATACCGCGCTTGATCAACTCAGTGGTATGGTTGGCGCAGGTGTCGGGGTTGAAGTAGTCAATCGAGCAACACAAGAAATCACAGGACACGATGGTGTGGTATCACAAGGTTTCAGTGGTCAAGGTGGTAAAGATGACCCGTTAATATATGTTGCATTCTTCCCTGAACAAATTAAATCAGCACAGAACATTGGTAAGTTCGATCCGAAAAGTCCTGACATATTCAAGCAAAACCAACCAGACACCGATGCTGCACGTGGTTACTACGATCCTGAAAACAGTATCATACGTTTGACTGAAGCATCCGACTTGTCAACCTTCCTTCATGAGTTTGCACACTTCATGTATGAGATGGAAGCGTCAGGTAACACTGACATGAATGAAAGCATTAACAACTGGTACAAACGCAACGGTGAAGAAGTTGCTGCTGAAGCTACTAAGAACCTTAACGGTAACTTTGATGCTATCAAACAGGGTGAACGTACTAACGACAACAAGCAGACTGTCACTGAAGCTGATGTGGTGAACTACCTTGACACAGGTTCATCAGGTAGCAAAGATAAAGATGCTGCTGTTCGTCGTGCTGTGCATGAGCAGTTTGCCCGTGGCTTTGAAACATATTTGATGGAAGGTAAAGCACCAAGTGTTGAACTGCGTAATGCATTCAGAACCTTTGCACGTTGGTTAGGTCAGATTTATCAATCACTACGTGGTGACTTAAACGTGAAACTTGATGCTGAGATGCGTGAAGTGTTTGATCGTTTACTTGCAACTGAAGAACAGATTGCTGCTGCTGAGTCGCGTGCACGAGTTGAACCAATGTTCACTGATGCTGCTATGGCAGGTATGACTGAAGAAGAATTCTCTGACTACCAACAACGTCAGGAAAAAGTCAAAGATGTTCAGACTGAAACATTGCGCGACCAAATGATTAAAGCGTTAACACGTAAGACTAAGAAGTGGTGGAACGAAGAAAAGTCTGATGTTATCGATGAAGAAATGGGTCGATTATCTACTGAACAAGTTTACTCTACTGCGGCACGTTTACGTGATGGTGACATCAAGCTTGACACTGCTTCAGTAAAAGAGATAGCTGGTGAAGAACGTACCGATAAGCTTGGTCGCAAGTCCATCCGTGTATCGGACAAGTTACGTGGTATGACTGCGAAAGGTCAGAAAGGTGTTCACCCTGATGAAGCTGCTGCATTCTTAGGTTACTCATCTGGTGCTGAGATGTTGAACGAGTTAATGACTGCACCACCAATTAAAGAAACTGCTGAGACTAATGCAGAAGCTATCATGGTTGAACGTCACGGTGACATCTTCACCGATGGTACGATTGAGCAACAAGCTGATGAAGCAGTGCAGAATGAAGAACGTGGTAAGTTGATTCTTCATGAGTTGAAGATTCTTGCACGTGGTACGAACCAACGCACACTTGACCGTCAAACGGTGAAGACGATTGCTGAAGAACGTATCGGTAACTTGTCATTCAAAGAAATTCACCCTGGTAAGTATCGTAAAGCTGAAGTACGAGCTGCACAAGAATCTGCACGCATGTTAGCTGAAGGTAATAAAGACGGTGCTGCACAAGCTAAAGCACGTCAATCTTTAAACTATTACCTTGGTATGGCTGCTACTGAAGCGAAGAATGAAACAGTTAAAATTGTTGACCGTATGGGTCGTTACAATAAGAAGAAGGTACGTGAAGAAATTCAGAAAGCTGAAGGTGGTTACTGGGGTCAGATAGTCAAGATACTTGAACGCTTTGAATTCAGAAAAACTGCATCATTAGCATCTGTTGATCAAGTTAACCAAGACATTAACACGTGGGCTAAAGAACGCATGGACATCGACGGTGACGGTCTTGTACTTCACAATGCGGTGTTAAATGAATCGTATGTCACCCATTGGAAAAATGTTGCTTACAGCGATTTACAGGGTGTCAATGACTCAGTGAAGAACATTGAACATGTTGCACGTTACGCTAACAAGCTGACACGGATGGGTGAAGAAATTGAATACAATAAATTAGTCGATAAGTTGGTGACAACTGCGGCTGAAACTGGTACGGGTCGATTCAAAAAATCTGCAAGTGTTGCTGATGACCTGAGTTGGGTCGAAGCTAAAGGTCGTTGGTCGATGGCTCAGATGTCAAAGATACCTTACATGATGTCGTGGATGGATGGGATGGATCGAGTAGGTACATGGTTCACCACATTCTCACAACCGATGACGGACGCGTATAGTGCTGAGTTAGAATTGTTCAAAGAAGTTGGTGAACCTGTCATTGACATGATCAAGAACAGAAGTAAAGCAGACGAGAAACGTCACAATACAACATTCTTCATCCCTGAAATTAAAGACACAGCAGGTGGCACTCATACCGGTAACTTGAAAGGTCATGAGATTGTTGCAGTTGCATTGAACACTGGTAATGCTGGTAACCTTAGAAAGCTTTTACTCGGTGAACAGTGGGCCACTGAAGACAGTGGTGACATCAGCTTAGAAAATCCTAAGTTGCAAGCTGTGCTGAAGCATATGACTGAATCCGATTGGAATATGGTTCAGACTATTTGGGATCAGATAGATATTCTTTATCCTAAACTTGCTGAAGTGCACCGTCGCACTACTGGACTTGTACCACCTAAAGTTGAAGCTACACCAGTTGTGACAGACTTCGGTACATTTAAAGGTGGTTACTACCCTGTTAAATATGACCCAACTCGTGACAATAAAGCTGCTGAGTTTGAAGAACGTAAAGATGCAGAAGTGGGCTCAATGTTTGCGAGTAACGCCAGCATACAATCATCGGTGAACACTGGTTCAACGAATGAGCGTACCGGTTACTTTGCACCAATGCATTTGACATTGAACGTGGTTCCTAATCATATTCAAGAAACGATACATTACATCACCCACCATGACGCAGTGCGTGAAGTCAACAGATTACTACGTGACCCACGGGTGAAGGATGCTGTGACTTCTAAACTTGGCCCTGAAGAATTCGCACAACTTAAACCATGGTTGAATGATATTGCTAAAGATGGACGCAATGCACCGAATAAATCGATTGTTGATGCGATGTTCAACAAATTACGTTTAGGTACGACACTTGGTGTGATGGGCTTCAAAGCTTCAACGGGTATCATTCAGATAAGTGGTTTGTCTAACACCATTGCTGAAGTGGGTATGGGTCCAGTGATGCAGTCTATGCGTACAATACTTGGCAGCCCTAGCACGATAAAAAGTGCATGGGAGTTTGCTAATGAGAAATCTAAAGTATTGAAGCATCGTACTAAGACAATGGATCGCGAGATGATGAACGCAATGCAACAACTCGAAAGTAAACGCGGTGTGTTAGCCGCGGTTCAAGAAGCTTCAATGAAGCACATTGCATACATACAGACGTATATGGTGGATTTACCATCATGGCACGCTGCATACATTAAGGAACTCAGTGAGTCAGGTGATGAAGCTAAAGCTTTTCAGTATGCAGATTGGGTGATTGAGAATGTCCAAGGGTCAGGTGTAACTAAAGACATGGCTGCATTGATGCGTAACCAAACGAAGACACACACTATATTCACCATGTTCATGACATTCTTCAGTGCATTGTGGAACTTGCAACGTGACATGGTGAAAGGTGGTAAGTCTGGTGCATACTCAACAACTACGTTAGCCGCTAAGACAATGTTCCTTTTCACCATACCTGTATTGTTTGAGATGATAATGCGTGGTGAATTTGCTAAAGAAGATGAAGAACCTGAAGAGTTACTACAAAAGTCATTGACTAAAGTTGCACTATACCCTATTACATCTATACCGTTTGTTCGTGATGTAGTCAACGGTGTCTTCGGTGGGTACGGTTACAATGCTTCACCTGTTACGTCTATCGTAGAACAAGGGTTGCAAGGGTTACAAGGTGCGGGTAAAGCGGTTCTTGCTGATGATGAACTGACAAAGAGTCAAGTTAAATCAATCAGTAAATTAGCAGGTGCAGGTTTAGGTGTACCAGGTACAGGTCAAGCATGGGCAACAGGTGAACATTTGTATGACGTTCTCGCTGAAGGTGAAGAGTTCACCACACACCAATTCTTGTTTGGTCCTGCGCGTAAATAGTGATAAACTTTAATCAATATAATTCGGAGCTTCACCATGACAGTTAATACAAATAACATTACATCAGGTCCATACATAGGTAATGGTGTAGCGGACACGTTCAGCTACACATTCCGTGTGACTGATAAAGAACAGTTGGACGTGTACGAAACAGATATTGATGGTGTTGAAACATTGTTAACCGTTGACACTGATTACACAGTGAACGATGTGGGTGTTGACGCAGGTGGTACGATCACACGCGTTGCGGGTCCGTTACCTCTGAGTTACAAATGGTACGTACGTTCTAATTATTTACATACTCAACTTACGTCGTTTGAATCTCAAGGTTCTTTTTTCCCTGAGTTACATGAAGACGCTATGGACAAGTTAACTTTCCTAAGTCAGCAGACAAAAGATTCTTTGAGTAGATCATTAAAGGTATCTGATTCTTACACGGGACCTATACCTTTGTCGTTAGACAACCCTGTCGCGGGTAAGTTTTTAAAATGGAAAGATGATCTATCCGGTGTGGAAAACTCAGACGGTGTAGGTGATGGTGGTGCAGGTGATGGTGGTACAATCAGTTTTGCAACATTACTGGCAGCTACTACAAACACAGATTTAGACCCTACGGGTGGTGAAGTCGTAGATATTAAAGGACGCATTACAGCCCATGATGGCGGCGGTGCGACGTGGGACACAGTGTTGACATCAACAGTAATAGCTGATGGTTTCGGTATTATACAATGTTCAGGTGTTACTGAATTAGCGTTAGTAGTACGTAAAGGTTTCATATTCAATACTAAAGTCTATGGTGCGTTGGTTGATGGTGACTATTCATCAGGGTCACTTATAGGAACAGATGATAGTGCTGCGATTCAAGCCACTCTTAACGCTGCGAGAAACAAGGGTGTTGTTCTGCTTGGTGATGGTTTTTCTAGGCTTTCATCACCATTATCATTGCAACGTGCAGACAGTATTGCGGGTCGTGGTGTCTGTAACAATAACGGGTATAGATCCAGTTATTCACCGACAGATGTAGTGGGTGGATCGTGTTTAGTTCCTGATGCTGGTGTCACTGCTATCACGTTTGACAAGGGTACATACGATACTGCTTTCGGTTGCAGACTAGAAAACTTCTCAATATACGCATCTACTATAACACAGACACCATATGGTGATGCACCAGGTTATGTACCTACGTGTAATGGTATCAATGCGGCTGAGTCGGCTGAATTAGT